AACGGCATTTTTGAGCTACCTCGCCAGAATGTGCATGATTGCCGGGCGCACGATCAGCAAAGACCCGCCGACTGCTGCCTGCTCGACAATTTCCAGGTAGTGCGCGACCGATCTGGTGTTACTGGCAGAAACCCAGGCCGCGGTAGACGGCGCTGATCCGTTGGTATAGCGCACGTCATGGTAGATTGTGGACGCCGCGACCCCGGTATAGACGCTGCTGGCCAATGGCTGGGTGCTCGGCAGGGTTGTGCCGCAGAACATCGCCAAGCCAAGGCCAAGGCTGGTCGCAGCAGGTGCGGTGATCGTTGCCGATGGATCTCCGGCATTGTTCGAGCCGGTGCCGACGTTGGTGATGCTGGACGAGCCCAGCGCGATCTCCAGCAGCACCAGAGAGACCTGAGCCGATCCGGCGCTGGTGATGCTCACGGTCATTGCCGACGGGCTGGCCGACGCTAGAGCGCTGTAGATGGCCTGTCTGGCACTCGGACCACTGGTATTGTTGGTGGCAGTGTTGTTGCCCTCGTCGAGCAGCGTCAATCCGCCGGTATTGTCGACCGTGAAGTCGGCCGGCACCGTGGCGGCGTTGATACGTGCTGTCGCCTGCAGGATGATCAGCCGATTGGCGGTCGGCGTGAACGAGTCCGAGGTCACCGTATCGGCACTTGCCCCGTGGGTTTCCAACAGAACAGGATTGCCGATCGCCACCGATCAACTCGTCAATCAAAGGTCGCAAGAACGCCATCGATTTGCGCCAACAGGGACGTTCGCTGCGCGTTGGTCAAAGTGAGCATAAGCTGCTGGATCTCGCCATTAGCGGCGAAGGACTCGAATGCCGGATGCCCAGCAGCGGTCTTCTGCGGCCAATTGGCCTGGAACCAGGTAGCGAACGATACGATCGCCGCGGCCGATGCGTTCCATTCCGTTACCGGGTTGAACTCCACCGGCAGGCTGTTGAACATCCGCTTGTAGGCCTCGGCCAGACCTGGAGCGCTGCCCTTGGAATTCACATAGTTGCGAGCCGAGATCAGCTGCTGGTAGGCCTCGCGCGACGAGTAGCCCTGCAAACTGCTGGATGCCACTTCCGCCCGCCAGGACTGCAAGCGATCGATCGCCGCGCTGACCATGGCATCAATCTGGCGCGCAATCGCCTCGACGCTGTCATCCTGACGTGAGGTGGGGAATGTCATGAGGTTGTCTGCACCCATTCGACGCCATCCCAGGCCACGAGCGGGTAGCCCGTAGCGTGGTAGGCAAGAGATCCAGTCCGCAAGGTCAAAGGCACCCCAATCCAGGTCGCAGACAGGCCTAGAGAGTCGTATTCTGGGGCACGCCCCAAGATCCACGTAACGGTGCCTACGCTCACCAGATCGCCGGTTGTGCCTGTGTTCGGCGGCAATCTGATGATCCGGTTGCGCAAGCTGATGGCTGCCTCACCGACCAGCTCACCGCGATCAGGGACATGGACAAATACCTTGACGCTTGTCCTGGCATTTGTCCGTGTCGTCAGCCATCCGTCTTCTCCCAAGGCCGCGTGGAGTGTCGCAGCGGCTGCTGTGAACACATCCAACGCGGTCAAGGGAGGTAGTCCAAGCTAGGCAGAGCCTGCTCTGCTACAGGTTGATGTTGGCGTTCGGGAGCAGCTGGACAAACACCGTCGAAGACGGGTTGGCAGCAGCGGTAACTGCAACTCCAACCAGCTTCTGCCCGGTTGCAGTTTTATTAACAACCTTGTTTGTGCCGTCCCAATACACCGCGTCGCCGATACTGATAGCCAGTGCCGAAGTCTTGGCGAGTTCTACAACGCCAGTCCGGCGCATCTCGCCTTCTTCTCCGACAGCCAGCGTAGTAGTGGAGACGCCAAACAGATGCGTGCCGATAAGCACGCCCTGTCCAGAAGTCACGCCGCCAGACGGCGCAATGAAAGGGATGTTGTTCCCTTCCTTGACGAAGTTCTTCATCTCGAGTTTCCCGTTGCTTCCGTTTCAGGCGTAAGATCAGGCGCCGCCTGCGTTCTTGTACATGCCGCGCCAGTCAAGCGCCTTGGCACCGAAGTCCATGACGGCCTTGACTTCCATACCCTCGACCTCGAAGCCGGTCCGGGTGTCAGTCCTAATCCCTTCCTGGCCTTCCAAGTACGCGTACTCGACGGTCTCGACCATTCCGCCAGGAGCGGACAGCAGATACCAGGCATTGAGATCGCCAGCGATTGCCGTGTTGCCCAAGGGGTTCTTGAGCGTCACGCCAGTAGCCAGACGAGCCTCGCTGATTACCTGCAGATTGCGCAGGTAGGCAGGAACCACGTCGGTGAGCACCGCCGGGTTGAACTGCCCGTTTACGAACGCCTCGGCCGCCTGGCGGGCGCCAGGTGGAACCAGCAGGTAGGACGGCGAGATGTTCAGAACACTGCCCGAGGTCGGCTCGGTCTGAGTCGACATCGCGACATAGGCATCGCTGACCGTGGTCGCGCCGATCGCGGCACCCGGCGATGCCAGGTTGCTGTGATTGGCGTGGAACAGGGCCGTGCCATCGCCCATCGCCGCGTTCTGGAGCAGGACACTATAGACGATGTCCGACTCCAGCTGCCGCGCCATGGCAGCGAGCATTTCCGGCAGACGACTGAACGCACCCAGCTGGTCGTTGACCAGCATCTGGCGGGTCACGCCGATGATCTCACCGAAAGTGGCGATCCGGTAGCTCTCGGCACTCTCGGTCAGCGTGCCGCGCGGGATCTCGCCATGCTCATTGACGCGGGCCAGCCCGGTAGGACCGAACAGCGCCACGCGGCTGACATCACGGAAGTCAGGAACAGTCGCACGACGCGCCCAAGCGGCGAATGTCGGCTCCTGGCGGTCATAGGCCGCGCGGAGATTGGTGTAGATGACCGACGATAGGATGTTGGCGAAATCCGACGTCGTGTGCATCCCACCCATGCGGACCTGAGCCGGCTTGAGCGCCAGATCAATGATCTGGAAATCGCTCATTCCGCGATGCTTTACTCCAGCGAAGCTGAGGCACTCCTCAGCGATCTGGACCAGCTTGAGCCGCTGATAGCCGTTCTCGCGAACGAGGTCGGTCATTTTGTGCTGCTGTGGGTTGGTCCGATGAAGCAAAGACTCGGTCAGAGCCTGCCCCCGCGTCTCGCCCTCATCGCGCGACACGCCGTAGTGGATGGAGGTCACCTGGGTCGGCTCCTGCTGCTTGTGCGCCCAGTCCAGGATGCTGCGCTGCGCATCCTCAACTGAGACGTTGCCCGAGATCAGCTTCTGCCGCTCGGCGTCGGGAAAGCGGTAGAACCGGCACGCGGTGTCGATCGCGCTGATGCGACGACGCTCGAGTTCCATGCCGCGCGCTAGAGCGCGCTCAGCCTTCTCCTCGTCCTCGTCCTTGTCCTGCTCCTGGATCGGGCCGGGAGCAGTAGGGGCGATGAGCGGCGGAGCCGGCGGAACCGGCTTCGGGTTCGGGCCGGGCGTCGGGCCGGGCTCGGTCGGAACCGGATCGGGATTGGCCGGGTCGATCGCAGGGGCGTTCTTCTCGGGAGCTTCGGTGTCATCCACCGAAGCGCCCTTTTCGGCGGACTTCGCCATTGTAGTCTCCTCGAGGTGAGAGCTTTCGCCCTCGGCGCGGATAATGCAGGGGAAGGTCAGATCACCTTGATGAGTCCTGACCTGGGCGGCGCCGTCCGCACCGATCGGCACCAACGAAAGCTCATGCGGCTCCCAGCGCGTGGCGCGCATGAGAGGGACATCGTCCTTGCGGTCCTTGCGCTGCCACTCGGACACACGATAACCGACAGAGACATTGCGGATGATGCCATCACGCACGTCCTGCAGGATCGGGTCGACATCAGCACGTTTGCTGAAGCGGACTCGGGCGCGGCCTTCCATGCCGTGCCGGCCTCTGGCAATCCAGGCCTCTTCGACCACGCCGATTACATTGCGCAGCTCAAAGGTGTTGTGAGCCTCAAGGAGAGGAGCGGCGCCAGAGCCCAGACGAGACATGTCGATGGTCTCTTCCGAGACAACCAACTCCTCATCGAACTCGCCCTGTTCCCAGTCGCGACGGCGGACCTTGGCTCCCGCCGTCCAGACCATTTCGACCGTGCGCTCTTCCTCATTGAAGCTCTTCGGCCTGACTGCGCCCTCTCTAAGGAGGAGCGGCATTTCAGCCTTCATCAGAGCTTCCTCGGCCGACCAGGACCACGACGCAGCGTCACTTCCGCAGCGCTTGGATCCATAGGCTCTGGATCCAGCGCCGGCTCAACGACCTCATCGACTGTATCGACCTTGGCGGCCTTGGCCTCCGCCTTGGCTTCAGCCTTGATTTCCTTGGCCTCTACCTTTGCCGCCTTCCTCTCGTCCTTGATCTGAGTGCTCGTGGCAGCAGCTCCTTCCTTCTGAGCCGGCCACTCGCCACGCCCCTCCAGCCACGCCTTGTGGCTGGCTTTGCCGAAAGGCACGCCCACCACGCGACGGGTATTGCAGCGGTCACAAACCTGATACTGGCCGCCTTCCTTGCCGGTGCCCTGGAACACCCATGCATGCTCGTGTGGTCCGATGGCACGGACGTGATCCTGCACATCAGGGGCAGGCCTGCCCTCAACCATTCGATTGTCGAGCTTCGGTGTTTCCATCTCAGCGCCTCTCGTAGAGGGAGAAGATCCGGGCCTTTCCGGGATCGTCAGAATCGGTCGCATTGTTCTCAGGCGGCTCCTGGTTCGGATCGTCGCCTTGATTTGCAGCATTGCTCTGCGCTGCGGCAGCAGCATCAGGTCCGACCGGGCTGCCATTGCTGGTCCGATGGCGCGGATCACTGTCCAGGCGCAGGCCAAGCTGGTCAGATAGCCTTTGATACTCGGCCATCTCTCGCATCTGATCGACAGGATCGAGGCCACGCTCGGCGCATACTTGGCCAAAGGTCTTGGCGCCGGAGCGCATGTCGAGCAGATCGGCGCGAGCGTCATCCAGCGGCTGAATGCTGTCCCAACGCGGCGGCGTCCACTTGCTCCACACCCGGCCAGCGGGGATCCGGTTCTGCGCCTGTGCCTCGGCGATAAACCAGTCATTGTAGACTGGCCGGAGCAGCTGTGGCTGCAGGGTCTTGTTCTGTAGCTTGCGAACCCGGCGCTTGAAGTGGTTCTCACCCATCCTGGACGAGGAGAAGTTGACCCTGCTCAGATCGCCAGTGCCGTGCTCGTAATTGACGCCCATGCCCGCGGTGCCGCCGCGCAGCTGCGATACCAAGTACTCTGAGAATCCGGGGTTCGGGTTCGGCTGATTGAACTTGATGTCACGCCCCGGCGGTCCGTAGATGAACATTCCGGGCTCGATCTCTTCGATCCTACGGCCACGATAGTCAGTGACCGAGGGAGCGACCGATTTGCCATCGTGCGTTGCAATGCCGCCAGTTCCGGCCACCGGCGGCGCCGGCTCGAAGTCAGGCGACGTGTCGGTGACAGTAGCCACGAGACAAGCTTCTGCCTGCTTGCGCTTAAACTCGGCGTCTTCCAGGCCGTCGATGTCCTTGAAGCGCTGCAGGACCGACTTCAGCCGGGTCTGGCCGATCTGCTGACCAGCGCGCAGCGGATCGAATACCAAGAGCATCTCATTTGCGGGCACGAACACCGATGGCTGTCCCGCCCATAGTGCTCTAGCACTAGGGTGCTGCCGGTGGATCCAGTAGCCCGTGCGGCGGCCATCACGATCAAACTGAACCCCGCCTAGCACCGTCCGTCCGGTCTGCTTGTCGAAATGATCCCGGCTATCGTCGAGGTAATCGACCTCGAGCAGCTGGATCTGGAACGACAGGGGGATATTCAGGCTGGGCGACACTCGGCGCTTGCGAACCAGCACTCCACCGTCGACAACCAGATTGCGAACCGCGATCTGCTGCAGACCATCGAAGTCGGTGATCCCGTAGAAGTCGGCCTTTAGGCTCCACTCCCACCATAGGGTATCAATGACCTCGTTGGCCGCGCGGCTGGCTTCTGGATTCTTATTGTCGACCATGGCACGCACCGACATCGGCGCTGCGTGGGTCTCCCATTCCTCTACCGAGAGGCCAGCATAGGCATTCCACTCGACCAGCCAGCGCGCGTCCTCGCGCAGGCGACGGGCAGATGGTCCGGCCAGCCCATCCGGGCCCGTATGCGCGCCAGATCCATTCTGCGACCATGAGGGATCGTCGATCTGATAGCGCTTACCGAGCGATGCACTGGCCTTGTTCAGGCGAGCGCGCTCTTCCGCCCGACGAAGGCCGGCGCTGGGGCTAAGAAAACCGATTAGTTGGTCGAGAAAGTTCAATCTACTTCCGGAAGCCAGACTTTCCGGCCTAGCTGGCGTAACACGCCGATCTCGTGTTCGTTCAAGGTGAAAACGATTGAGTCCTTACCCGGCGTCCACCAGGCACACAGGACTTTGTCCCCGTCGACCTGCTTGAACTCGCCATAAAGCTCAAAGCCGTCCTCACGCATGTATTGCGCTTTTTTCTCTAGGTCTCGAGGCGGAATGCGATTGATATGATACATTCACCAAGGACCGCCAAAGCGGCGATAAGGCATGCGCATGTAGCTGACGGTAGCGCGGCGAGTACCAGCAGCATTACTGAGCGCTGAGTCGATCCGGTCCAACAGCGACATCATCTCGGCGATCGAGCCGTATTGGACGACCTGATCACCGTTTTGGACCCTGGTGACACCACGGGCGATATGCGCCGCAAGGATATCGCGCTGCTCTTGAGTCCAGAGAGGATCACTCATCAGCGACGTCCGAAGTAGCGTGGCCGGCGCGGGCCATCGTCGTAGTCGCCCCCGGCCCGCGGAGG